TTTACGGTAGACTACGAAACAGCTAACAGTACCCCGAAATTTCAAGGAGCAGTAAACGCTTGTACTAGATTCGGGTTATGTGCTGCACTTAAAACAGCAGCAGAACGTGGAGGATATTTATTTGATCCTTCTGTTCGGTTCTTATGGTGGTTTACTGACAAGACTCTACTAAGTGTAGAATCAAGCATTACTACTTTAAATATGGCGGGTGTTTGTTCTGAAATTAATTACCCATGGATAGTTGAACAAAACTATCCTTATAATGTTTTAGATTTAAATATATCCCCTAGCATGTCTGCTCTTGCAGAATCAGATATTATACAGTATAATGTTAAAGTAGAACGCCTTGGTGGTAAAGAACAAGTTAAACGCGCATTAGCTCAAGGTTATTGTTTAATTACATGTAGAGTACAAGGTCCATCTGTTGAGCACGTTGAGGCTTGCATTGGTTACGACGAAATAAAAGGTATGAAGATTTATGGAAGTGGTATGACCATTTACTATGAACCTTGGGAATCATTACTTAATGGTGTAATAACGCAAGTTTGGAAGTTATACAACACTCCTTGGCCTGTAGTACCTCACCCTGATTATATAGAAGGTACTGTACCTTATATCACAGAAAATACTTTAGTCTTACCTAAAGTAAGAGTGTATGTTGGTTGGCCTGAACCTAGCTTAAATTTTAAGAACGTAGTATTTGATCTAGCATCAAGAGGAACAATAATAGAAGACAGCGCAGATGTTTCATCTGAAGTTATTTGGCATTCACCTAGTTTTTCACTAAGAATACCTAAGATTATTATTGATGGTGTACTAAAGTACAACGTAAAGCTAGTAAATCCAATTGCAACTCTAGTTAGTGCTGAAGAATTATAAGTCTATAAGTCTATAAATTAAACAACGTGAAGTTGTGTATAAATAAAAGGGATAGTTATGCAGAAGAATTTAAGCTCGTTAGTTCAAGCAGAAGAAAATGGTACAAATATTCAGGTAGTACTAGAGCGTATATCAGGATTACACTCTGATGTAAATGAACTTAAAGAATCTACTAGGGATTCTATGAAAGAAATTGCTCAAGCTATAAACAGATTGGTCAGTATCGAAGAACGTCAGCACAGTAACTACGAAGCTACAGCAAGACTACTTGCACAGATAGAAAAGTTAGACCAACGTGTTCAAGTAATTGAACGTGATGAAGGTATTAAGAAACTTACTTCAAAATGGACTCTAGCTGCTATTTATGGGATTTTAACTGTTGTAGGTACTTATGCAGCTAAGATGGTTGGTCTATTATGAAATACTACACATATTTGCACATTAGTAAACTAACAAGGAAAGTTTTCTATATTGGTAAAGGGTGTGGTGATAGACTGAAAAGCAAAACAGGTAGAAGTCCTAAATGGAATAAGATTGTCCAAGAAGAAGGTTGCGAACCGGTTTTACTCAGTTATTGGGAGTCAGAAAAAGATGCATTTATTCATGAGGAATTCTTAATAAGTTGTTTCAGAGACTCTAGTACAGAATTAACCAATATCCACAAAGGTGGTCCTTTCCATAAAGGTCTAGTTCCAAGTAGAGCAGTTATTTGTACATCTCATAGTCTGACATTTAAATCATGCACTGATGCTGCTGATTGGGCAAAGTCATTTGGAAATAATAGCCTAAATAGAGGTTGGGTTAGTAGATTATGTAAAACTGGAAAAATCAGTCAAGGATTTGAATTTAGATACGCTGACGGTACTCCCATTGTAATAAAAGAAAAGACTCTAAGAATTATACCAGTCGGTAAATCTAATACAGATGAGCCTCATATATCTTGGTCAGATGATCGTAATTATTTCTGTGTTTATTTCCAAAAAGAAAAGATAAGAAAATATTTTTGTCCAAGGACTTATAGTGGTAAAGATGGTGCATGGGAAGCAGCTTTAAAATATAAATATAGTCTATATTACTCTATTTATAGCGATGTAGCAAATAAGGACGAGCATTTCCCATTAATTTTAAAGGAAAACAAATGTTTAATTTTGGAGAACGTAGTTTAAAAAATCTACAAGGTGTTCATCATGATTTAGTAATGCTTATGGAAGAATCCATCAAGGATAGCCCGTATGATTTCGCTATTACTGAAGGTGTGCGTTCTCCTGAACGTCAACGTGAGTTATATGCTCAAGGTAAATCACTTACATTAATGTCTAGGCATCTTACAGGTAAAGCTGTTGATATCATGGTTTATGTTGATGGTAAGGGTACTTGGGAATTAAAGTACTATAAAGTAGTAACCGATCACATCAAAGTAAAAGCTAAAGAACTTGATGTTGAGATTATTTGCGGTATAGATTGGAGAAGTTTAGTAGACGGTCCCCATGTCGAGCTATCTAAAAACAAGTATTTATAGGAGTTATTTATGGAAAAATTAAAAGCTATCTTAGCTTTATTCAGACAAGGAAATGCTGTAGTTGACCCTCAGCTTTGGAAGAACAGACAAATTACTGCTACTGTACTTGCTGGTGTTATCTTAGCACTAGCTCATGTACTTGCAGTATTTGGTTTTGTTATCCCAGTAGATATGGATACAGCAAACGCTATTGCGGCTACTGTTATTGGTTTGGTTAACATTGTATTGACTATGACAACTTCAAAAACTGTAGGTATTCCTGCTGTTGAAACACCAGACCCACTACCTGAATTAAACGATTCTGTAATCGACCACTTAGAAGAATACGAAAAGTTTAAGAAACTAAACAACGAATAACAATTGACTATTTAATGCAGTCATGTTATTATACCTATCTCTTAACTAATTTAAAGGAAATCATGGACAAAATTATTTTTATTTTCAAACTTATTCCAGCAATCATTCAAGCAATGAAAGCACTGGAAGAAGCCGTAGGTGAAGCTGGTAAAGGACCAGAGAAGCTACAAGCTGTACGTGAAATGCTGGAACAGATTGACTCTGGAGTAGCTGCTGTATGGCCTCAGATTTCTGGTGTTATTACTGTGTTGGTTAAACTGTTTAATAAAAACGGATGGACTAAAGCGTAATCCAAAACAAATAAACCCCGTAGAGCCTTAGTTGGTCCTACGGGGTTTTCTTTCGTCTATAGTTTAGTGAATCGTCAGGTTAGACTTGACTTTGTTCAAAATATACAAGTAAAACTCTCTTGCTGTGAAATCAGGAATTTCAATACTATCTAACTCCATCAAAGAATAATACTCTGTTCGATGATATTCATTGAACATGAAATTAGCTTTAGCTGTTACAAATTCATAGTCCTTAAGTAAATTAGGAGGAAGTTGTGCAGGATTTAAACCATCTAATATAGACCTACATCTAGCATGGCTCTCAATCAGAAAAGACATGTACTGACTTACTTTAACAAAATGTTTTACTTCTTGCATATTAATCCTCCAAAAATAATGTAAGTTTCTCTAATGTTTGAACACCAGTTAACCTTCGTAATTCTACACCATCTTTCATGAGAATTAACGTAGGTACTGAACGAACATTCATTATTTTACACATTGACTTAAATTCATCAACATCTATTTCAGATAGAAATGTGTTGGTAGATTCTAGATCAATTTTAGTTAAAGTGCGAGATAATACTTTGCAGGGATTACACCAAGTAGCACTGTATTTAATAAGTTCTTTCATTTATTCCTTACCAAGTTAATTTCCAGAAAGGAACACTAGGTTCCTCTCCGGTTAGTTCATATATAGATACCTGTTTATCTTCGTTAGAAGGTAATTTCACATTGGTTTCCTGCACAGGCTTGTGCTCCAAGGGAACTTGCGTCAACATAAGTCTTCTCCATTAATTTATCAGCAAACGAAATGTCAATAAGTTGTCTGTTGATTGTACTCCATTTATGTAAGTTGTGACAGTCTTTTAAACAGTTAGTCATTTCCAGAACATTACCCTTAAAGTAGTTATCTGCAAACTTCTTTGATCTACGAATCCAGTCACGCTTCAATAAGTGTTCACTACTATCTGGACTAAGCTTTTCACCCCATCCATTTGCAGTATCACAGGCAACCCATAGATTACCATTAAACGCTTGTAAACCATCTACAATCAGTCCAGAAGCCATCAATGAGGCATCACCATACATATCAAGTATTTGCTGTGCGGTGAAGACTTCTGTAAACGGTGCTTGAGCATAAGCTTTATCCCCCATTGCACTTAGAAGTGAAATACCAGCAAACCATTGTTTGTTATCAAAGATATACTGCTCGACTTCATCCCAGTCATCTACAGTAATTGTGTTACTGATGTTATGACGCAGGTTCTTATCTACACATAAATCTACGTTAGTTCCGTATTCAACCCAAAACTGTTGTGCTTTCTTTACGTACTCTAACTGTTTAACTCCAAGTAATTGACTCTTGTAAATACTTCCTTCTTTACTAACAACAGGAAAGCTTACAACATAATCAGTACCGCTAGAACTCCATACACTTTTTTCAACCATTGCAGGATTAAGTTCTTGCATTAATTTCAATACATCGTCTTGTTCATTCATTTGAACATTACGAATATACAACGGTGAATGAGCGCCATGAATACCAGAATCAGTACCAAGAATAACAGAAGCATTACCGGAAGGTTTAGCACACGTAGTACGTGCAGCTACATTGATTCCAATTAAACCAGCTACTACTCGGTTCCATTTCTTCACTTCTTCTGCACCATCAATCATGTTCTGTTCATCAAACAATACATCAGGGTTAGCCATCCAACCAGTGATACTAACACCAATCAAGGCTTCTTTTTCGATAATCTTTCGTGATGCTTCTGATAAGTATTTGAAGTTAGTATAACCTGCTTGTAAAGTACCTAGGATAGCACTTGCTTTACACAAAATCATCAGGTCTTCTTTCGTATTACACTTACCACCATTACCTTCAGTTAAGTTACATACTTGGAATCCAGATTCTGGTTCTTTTTCCGGTTCAACCCAAGTAGGTAGCATTCCAATTTCAACACAAGGATTATACAAGAACTCTAAGTTATCAGTAAAGATAAATCCGGGTTCACCTACTTGTCTAACAGACTTCATAATCTCAGCCCATTCTTCACGAGTAACTTGATCACGTAAGAGGATTACTGAGTTATTACTACGACCACGTTGAGGATTAGCTACGTACCAATCTCCAGTCTTAGCGTTCAACATTTCTTTATCTGTTTTACTAAATACACAGATAGTAGCAGACCTGCGTACACCACCAGATAATACAGCATCAGACATGTGCATAACAAAGTCATAAGCTACAATCGGTTTCATCTTAACAGCTACAGATCGTGGATTATCTTGAACTAACTTTTGTAACAGTGCTTCACACTTGCGTAAAGCTTCAGCTAAACCATCAGGACCGGGAGCTTTGAATCCACCGCTAATCATACTACCTTTTGGTCGAATCAAACTCAAATCAAAGTGAACAGTTTTACCAGCATACTCTGGAAAAGTTCTATCTGATACAAAGTAACTAGACAGTAGTACTCCAAAAGCGTCAGCCCAACCTTCGATTGTATCAGGTACTACGAAGATTTTAGCGTGAGCAGTAGGTTTAGTAATCAATGGTAATTTAGCGATGTGTTGTTCCTGCACAGAAAAACCTACACCACAACCACACAGAAGCATGTACATTGCTTCCTGAAAGAACATTGGTCGGTCACAATGTGAGACTGAACAATTATACATCCGTGCTTCATGTTTAAACAACTGATCACCACCGAATTGTAGCGCACGTTGAGCACCTAGTACACGCTTTTCTTTATATGCTTCTTCGGCATAATCCATTAGCTCAGATAACTCTGGAGTCATCTTATGCTGGTATTTAGTACGATGCATTTGCATTACACGTTCTACAGCTTCATTCCAAGTCTCATATCGGTTATTAACATCAGACCAACGAGAGTATCCCATATAGAATTTACTCTCTGATAACATACGCTTACCTGTTTCATTATTTACTTTGTTCATTCTTATAACCCTTTATTCTGTAACTCTACCCACAAAAGAAAACCTTTTTCTGTTCTCCATGAAATCATTCTACTTGTCCTTTTAATCTGTATAAGTCTCTAATTAATTTCGATCCTGAAGATTTATCAATAGCTGCTTGACTCGCATAACCTGATTCAATCCACTCTTTATCAGTACGTTCATTACACACCCAACGACTGCATGTAATTATATTACCAAATCTGTTCCTATGTTGTTCTGTTTGTTTCTCATACGGTGACTTTACGTTAGCACCTAATCCAAATAATACTTGTTCTAGTTCTGTGGTATTTTCAGACCATTTCTCATTGTATTTTCGATCAATTGTCTGTAATTCAGATAAACTGATAATAACTAAAGCTGTAATTTGCATATTTTCTCCTTTTAGAAATTAATCTAGTTTGAACACGTCACCAATTGCATTAGCTACAGCTTGAGCTAACCAGATGTGTTCTAGTTGAGTACCGTTAGAGCTACGAACATCAATGTAATGGATAAAGCTACGGATAGTACCTTGTACATACAGTCTAGACATTGTTAGTCCTTCTGGTAATACACTACGCGCTTGCTCTTTAGCAATACCATTTGTAACTGCCCATTGATAAAGTTCTTTTACATCAGAGATTAACTTGAGTTGTTTTTCTTCCCATAAATCTTGAAGTTCTTTGTCTTCTGTTTTTACACTGTTTTGTCTGTTCTTTAAATCCTGCAACCGTGCTTCACGAGTAATAAAAGATAAATCTTTAGTTGGATCAGCATATCGTTGGCTGAACTCTTGGAAAGTAAAACTACGATGGCGTAGTAGTTGCCGTGCAATGTCACGAGTAGTCTCTACCTCTAAAGTAATACTAGCCATTTCAAAAGGACTAAAGTGTTTATTCTTTAACAGATAATTAATTAATTTTTCCGAAGTTTCAGTATTCATCTGATTGCTTGGATTAGATACCCTAGCGCAGAAAGCTACTAAATCTCTAATATCTTTGAATTCTTCTTTGAATTCCGCTGATGGTTGTGTGTATCCAATTAGTTTAGCTTTTGTGTAATTCATTTAGTCTCCTTTAAATCTGCTTCGTTTAACATTTCTTTTTCCAAGATAAACATCAGGCAAGTAATAGCGTGAGCAAGGTGATGTAAACCAGACTCTTGATCAATAGTTTCTCCACGTTTAAACTGCCATAGATGGCGCTGTGCTGCTGCAAAATACCTACGTCTACCTTCCGGTACTAAACGCCAGTTATCAGGTGAATATTTCTTAGCACCAAACGTGAGAACATTTACGAATTCTTCCAATGCATCTGGAGGAATTAAATCATACATTGGTTTTTCATGATCATACTTTGCACCTTTTGTTAATTTATTATCTAATATAGTTGCCATTATTTAACTCCTGTACTTCCTAAACCACCAGTACCACGTTCGGTTTCTGTTAGTTCATCTACTACATAAAACTCTACTTGATCAGCATCAACAATCATAGCTTGGGCAATGCGATCACCTTTGCGAACTACAAGTCGATTTTCATTATTGTCATTGGTTAATTTTACCATTAATTCACCACGATAGTCAGAGTCAATCACACCAACACAATTAGCTAAACGTACATTATTTTTAAAACCATGACCACTACGAGAAAAAACAAGCATCGCTTTTCCTTTTGGAATTTCAAAGAATAATCCAGTGCCAAAAATAACTGATTCATTTTCATTAATATAACTTGAGTACCAATTGTCATTATATTTTTCACAAGAGAAAGCATGGATATCGAAACATCCAGCCCCATCTGTTGCATATACTGGAGTTTTTACATTAGGGTTTAATTTCTTAATTTTAATTTGCATTATTTTCCTTTCAAT